CACCCAAAAGAGCTACCACCATCTGCACTGTGCCGGTTGCTCCATCTCTGGAAACCATTTTCCCACTTCCGTTTAGCTTTACCTGTGTTGTTACTTGATTGTTTCTCCGATGTGTCATATAACTGCATTTGGTCAGCCATTGTCAGCCCTCCTTGAACGCATTGTAGTGGCACCCCATACACTTGGGAAACACATCGTCAGGGTTTTCTTCCTGATACTCTGCAAATTTTTGTGCCTTTTCTCTGGACTCGAAAACAGAAGAATAGTGAACAACCGGATTTGTATTCCGTCTGTAAGATGGGCTGTAAATGCCGCAGTAGAGTGCGCCCTGATAGTCGCAGCATACGATTTCTTTGATTGTCCCTTTGTACACTTTGTTGGAGCAATTCACCCACCAAACGGTATCTCCAACATTCAGTTTTGTCTTAATGTCAGCCATGGTCAGCCCTCCTGTTCCATGCTTTGATTGCGGTTTCTTCCGCCCAAGACTTTTTAAGTGCCCAAAATTTCATGTCGGCTCCGCACTTGCACTTTATCTCAGCACACCAACCGTCATCACCAGAGGGGACACCATTGTACTTTGACCTGACAACACCAATTTTTGTATTGCCGCAGAACGGGCATGGTTTTAGGTCAGTCATCCTCCACCGCCTCCACATAGCACCAGCTTTGGGGCGGGCGCTTAATGTCACCGCTAAATTTTTTGCAGCCTGTGCATTCCCATGTGTATTCTGCATGGCAAGAATCGCACGGGTCAGTTGCACGCTGGAACTCGCTTAGCTCCCGCGGCTGGTCATAGATCAGCAGGTCGGAGATATGCCAGCCGTAGCCGGTTTTCCCGTTGCCGATGTAGTCAGCAAGCTCCTCGTATGTAAGACAAGATCGCTCCATGTGCTCGAAAAGCCAGTTCTGAATGCTACCATTGTCGAAAACATTGATGGGAAATGTCTGGTCACAGGTGAACTCGCCAATGACCTTGCCGTTAGCTTTGCGGATTTTCCCGTCTGCACCGTGCAGTTCAAGAATGTTGTGCGGATCCTTCGCGTCAGGCATCGTACAGTAGATGTACGCCTTGAACGGCGTTTCCAGTTTCGGCTTGGTCTTGCGGACTTCGATAGTCTTTTCGCCGCTGGCGATCTTCTCCACCCACTTCGGGCGGATGCTGATAAGTACGGCTTTACTCATCCTGTTTTCCCTCCATCGGATTGTCGTATACATTGCCAACTACAAGCGGACCTCTGCGTGGATCGCACATCCAATATCCGCTCGACGGGTTATATTCCACTAATTCCGGCTTGTTTGAGAGCCGCCGCGGATTTGTCGAAATCACGAAGTCACCCTCGAAAATCTTCTTACCATTCGTGTCCTTTAGCCCGGTGTATTGTCCGACAGTCACAGGGTCTACATCCGCTCTCAAATGCTGGTTCGGAAGTCCCCAGTCGGTCATCCGGTCAAAAACGATGTAATGTTTGGTGTTGTCCGGGTGTGCTGCATAGTCCCCTTGGAAGCAATAGGTCGTATCCGAAAGAGCCATGTAGTAACCCTCGTACCATGTTCCGCTCTCGGGGTCTTTTCCACGAAATAATATCTCACGCATTCCGCTTGCCCCCCAATGCTTTCTCCGCCTCTTCGCTTACCGCAGTAATTCTCCCATGTTTCACCAGATCACAGAATATATTGTAATCCATGTAAAACAAAATTCCGCAACTGCTGCAATAGCGAATTGCAAGCTCTACATCCTTCATAAGTCGCGGACTGTCGATGTTTTCCTTGCATAGCAAAGTGCGCCCACTGGTAAATGGCAGCACCACCAGCCGCCCGTCTCTGTCGGCTTTGACCAGCTGGCGGAACCTGTCCAGTGCCTCACTGGCTTTTTGGTTTCCAATTAAATCCTGAAGAAACACCACATAAGATTGAAACGCTTCTGGCGTCATGCCCGTGTCTAAATACTGACGCAGCGGCGGGCAGTGCGCCGCTGGGACCGCCGTGCAGAACCCTCCGACCGCAGTACAGTTCCCGTTATCCTCATGCCTAAAGCGGCAACGCAGGCAATTAACATTCACCATCCTTATTCCCTCCATTCTGAGCCTCGCTCACGGCTTGCCATCCCACGGAGTTTCAAGCCATTTTTTAATTTCCTTCCAAGTTTCGGGCATGGTCGAAATGCCAGAAATGTGTTTCATTTCTGCATCGCTCCGAAACTTGCACAGAAGGCCGAGCAGTTCGTTATCCGTCATACTCCGGATCCGATCGGCGATGGTAACGGGCCACGTGCGATACGGGCACTTTTCGATTGCGGCGCAGTTTTCAAAGTCATAGCCCATCTGCATGGGGCAGTATTCACCGGTGCACTTTTTCATCATTTACCCTCTCTTTCAGTTTGATTCCATTCCGCCTGTTCCACTCCTGTCCCGCTGCTTTCGCCTTGTCCAGCTCCGACAGTGCCCGATTCATAACATCCTGCGGGATATCCTTAATGGGCTTGCCATCGTATGGGCGAAGGAGGTCAAAATAGGCTGCATAGTGCTTTCGTTCTTCATCAATCAGCTTCACACACCTTTCGTGGTGGGCGTCGTTGCGCTGGAGCCTAATTCGTCCCAGCGCACGATCCAAATAATACGGGCCTGTCTCCATGGCCAGCATTTCTACCACTTGTAGCAGTTCCGCCTTCGTCAAATCACTGGGTTTCAGCATTTTCAACCTCCGTCCTTTCAAATCTGATCTTCATTTGTGCGGGGCACAAATCAACCTCCGGTCTGCGCTTTCCGGTCCACCGGAGGCCGCCAGCTTGACCGATGCACTTCCACCCGGCAGCCCGCAGGCTGGCCCCGTTTTCTGTGTCCAGAATATAGGTCACAAGCCGTTTATAGCCCATAGCCCGTGCCGCCCTCCACGCCGCCGCATACAGCATAGAGCAGGCGTTGCGAGTTCCGTCTGTGCAAAGCCGGTTGACCTCCAACGTCCAGCCATCATCCAGATGCCGGGACACTGGGCGCCCCACAATGGCAACCCCTACGATCTTCTCTCCATCGGACAGCCCAATGGAAAACTTGTGCCCCACTACAGGCCCATGGTGCCGGTGGTGCTGCTCAACGTAGGCATTGGCTTCTCGCAGTGTCATGGGACAGATTTCAAGCATTGCTTTTCGCCTCCAATGCTTTCTCCGCCTCCTCGCGGGTTAAGAAAATCGTTTTCCCTATGGAACTTTCCACGCATGGGCAGAACGGGTACGTTTCAATGTCCCACCGTCCCTGTATTGCGAAGTATTTCATGCTCCCAACTCGGTGCTCGAAGATTTCTCCGGCAAACACTCTGTATAATTTATCGCCCACCTTGCACGGCAGCACTATTAAGTGTTTGTTTTTGTCGGCCTCGGCTAGCTCGCGCAGGCGGGTGTAACCTCCACCGATGCTGTTCAACGCATCCATCATTGCGCCCCACTCGAACTTCATACTGAGGACTTCCTGCGGTGTCAGCTCCGTATCTTCATAGTCGGCCAACTGTTCAACACACCTATGCCTAAAAGCACTTTGGGCTATTCTGTCTGCGCCAGACCCATCCCCGAAGTAACAGCTTTTAGGGTAATTATAATCAGCCGCTCCACTGGGCAAACTCTTAGTTAATCGTTCCATCTTCTTACCTCCTCCACCGGCATCCGTTACAGGCCCCCTCATGGGCCAGCGTGTAGTTTCCGCATTTCAGGCACAGTTCGTTCCGCAGTGCGTCAATCTCTTTCGCCCGCGCTTCGATCAAGTCAGCGGCTCCCGCCAGATCATCGCACAGGGTAATGAGCGTTTCCCACTCATTTGTCCGCGCCCGTTCCGCGTGCTCACGCAGCGAATTTACGAGGTTTGTATCTCTCATAGTTCCTCCCCCAATCTCCAATCATCGTTCCGCACCTGAAACGCGTCGCCCAGTTGCACGGTGTCCGGGTAATTGTGCTGTGTGGTTTGGATGGCGTACTTGTCGATCTCGGTTGCATAGTAGGCGGTAATCTCCGCACCCAGCTTGTCCAGTGCGATATGGCCGCAGCTCATACCGTCGTACATGGACAGCACCTCCACCGGCTCCTGCGTCAGCCCGGTAAAATGGCTCATAATGTGGGCAATCACGTCCACGGTCCAGCCGTTGCCCAGCAGTGTAACTCCGGTGTTCGACGGAACGCATGACGTGTACCCAGCCGGTACTGTCTGTAGTTTTTCACACCCTTTTGCATTGAGGGCAAAGATGGCATCTCCAATCTTGTAAAGCCCCGTCTTTGCCCCTCCCCCACCACCAAGAGCTTTAAGCGTGACAGACTTGCCGAGAATGTCATAAACCCTGACGGCCTGCCCGCCACCGTCCCCTGTTTTCCCGACCTGCCATGTTGACGCGAATTTTGCGTGCAGACCGGCTTTTAGCTTCTTAAACTCACCTCCGTTATAGGGTGCGAGATCATCAGCCGTCAGCACATCTAACAGGCACACACCCCTGTCCTCCGGCTGCTCCACTGCCACTTGGCTGTATGTGCCGTCCGGGTTCCGTTTGCCCGCCCAATATAGCCGCTGGCGGTTCTGTGCGCTCACCAGTGCGGAGTTGATAAGCACGGGTTCCACGCCCAGCTCCGCCGTGATCTGCGCCCGGATAGCGGGCGACATGGACTTGTTGTTTTCGTAGAGAAAAAAATCCGGCTTGTACTTGTCGCGGGCGATACGGTAGTTTAGAAATAGCTCCCAGCCGATGCCGCTGGCTTCGGTTTCGCGGTTCTTGGTCTGCGCGATGCTCCAATGTGTGCAGGGGCTTCCGCCGATCAATAGTTTCATGCGTCCTCCACCTCCGCAAGCCAGAACGCCTTTTTGCACTCAAAGCAAGTTCGCTTGTTGCAGTCGATACCCGTATTGCCGAATACATCCATTGGGCAAGCATTAAGGCATCCCGAATCAGTTTGTGCGTTCGGAAACAGCTTCAAGAACTCGCTCTGGCGGGTTTTTACGGGGTGCTCGGCGTCCCACTGTTCCACGATAGCAACAGCCTCGTCCGGGTGGGCTTTTCTCCAGGCTGTGCAGGTTTCATACACGATAAGCCTTTTCCCAAGCTCGCATTGACTGCAGCACTCGCAGTTGCACATTCTGCGCAACGTTTTTAAATACTTCACAGCATCCATCATTCTGCCTCCTCAATTTCCACGCGGATCATATCTCCGCTCCAAAATTTGTGTTCCACGGCGCGGAACCACTCCCGGTTGTCATCCGGCAGTATGTAGCCTTTCATCGCGTCCACAAATGCCTTGCCCAGCGCGCCGTGATTGTCGATATCCAGATTGTCATTCCAGAAAAATGTCACCTTGACGGGGTGATTTACCAGACGTTTTGTAATTCCTGCTTTACGCATTGCCCAGTGGGCAAGCTCGTGCAGCTCTTCCGCGTCCTTCTTCCTCTGCGACCAGTGCTTACCGGCGTAATACGCGTTCAGGCCAAACCGCTTGTTCCACGCAGCTTTGCCGCGCTTTGTTGCCGGATAGGGGATCTCAAATGCAATCACCGCTTCTCCTCCTTGCCGTTGGTAATGACGCTGACCACGCGGACGCGGCCCAGAGGCTCCAGCAGCATGGCTACTGCCTCCTTCGTGCCCTGTGTGTCCTCGCCATCTTAAATGTCAATCACAAGCCGCATCATCGTGTGTCCCTCCTGAATTTTGGGCAGTAGTGGATCACGAACGAGGATTCTACCCGTGTACCGCCCTTGCCCTTGCCGCCGGCCTTCAGCACCCGGCTTGTGGGGGTGGCGTCCCATCCGGGAACCGGCTCAAACCGCAATGACCACTCGCAGCCGCCGCAGGCGTTTGCACAATCCCAGCAGGGCTGCTTGGACTGGAACTCGACCTTGGGGGTTTTCTTCTGCTTCTTCTCCCGCGGGGGGTAGCGGCGGATCAGCTCGTTCAGCCGAAAATTACTTGCCATTAAACACCTCGCATATCTGCCAGCGCACACCACGCGGCGTAAGTCATGCCCTGCTTCTTCGCTTCGGAAGGGGTTGGGATACCGGCCTCATGCCAGCGCTCCCGCTGTTCGCCTGCCTTGGCGTAGAATTTTTCCAGATAGGCGTCGGACGGCTCCGGCATGGGGGCCTCCTTCGCCTTGGGGGCTTCCGGTTTGGGCAGGTAAGGGACCAGTTCGGATGCGTCCGGCGGGAACCGGTTTTCCCGCGCCCGGAGGATCACCGCCTGTTTCGCGTCCTCATAGGCCCACGGCTCCAACACCAGCGTCCACGCCTCCAGATCTGCGGGGGTGCGGGGCTGCTGCTTGGAGCTGGGGTAAAGTGTCTCAATCAGGTTAAACAACCGCTGGGTGTCCTGCTTCTCCATGTTCTTCTCCTGTAAGACTTCCGTAGTAGTCTCTAATTAGCTTCTAATTCCCGTATTAGCCTCTAATTCTTTTCCCCCTGCCAATAGAGAGATAAATATATATAATCTTTTCTTCTTAGGGGGGGTGTGGGGGGGGCATTCTTCTTTTCTCTGCGGCTGCTGTGTGCGTCGGTGATCGTGCTGCGGCTTGCTTGCATCCGCCCGTCATCACTCTTTAGACACACACGGCAACGTTGTTAAAAGGGAAGCTCCCCGTCATCCTGAATTTCTTCAAAGCCGCCGCTGCTGTTCATGGGAGGGGCGGCGGCGGTGCGGGCGTCGATGCGCTGAGCGCCCACAGAGGCCCACTCCGCAATGAAGTCAATATAAACCTTGCCATCGTAGTCATGGGGTTCTACGCGGCCCACAGCAATGATGGGGTCACCCTTAGAGGCGCTGGCAATCGCACGGCCCATGGAACCGAAGCCCTTGACGTTCATCCAGACGGTGGTCCCGTCAGGCTTGTTATAGGCCGCCACGGAGACGGAGCCTATAACGGTGCCGTTTTTGGAGGTAAAGATCTGTGCGTTCTTGGCGCAGCGGCCACAGATCAGGCCGGTTTTCTGCTGGACGCCTTCCCGGTTGCAGTCCGGTAAGCCGTTTATAAACATCAGGCATTCTCCTTCGGTTCCAGTGCATCCAGAAGGGCGTCAAAGTCCTTGCTGAGGACCTTGCTGGCGCTGTCATAGCCGTGGGCCTTCAAGAGGGTTTTCGCCTCCTGCTTCGTCAGGCCGTGGCGGGAACAGGCAGAATAGAAGAATTTGACCTGTGCGGCGGTAATGGGGGCGTTGGGGTCCTTGTTGGTCATGTAGGCGCTGCCGTCCTCGGTGTCGCTCTCAATGTCCTGCGTGAACATATCGGAGACACAGCCGAGGGACAGGGCGGCGGAGACAAGGGCACGCTTCTGGGCCATCTTCACGGCGCTGTTGGCACCGTCATAGGGGGACTGGGAGCCGGTGCGGCCCTCCCGGGTGTTGCCGGAGCCGTAAGCGGAGGTGATGACGTATTCTTTTCCGTCATAGATCTTGATAAGGTCGCAGCGGACGAGGAAATAGAAGAAGCCGTGCTCGATATCCTCCAGTTTGCTTTCCAGCGTGTAGCGCTGGCAGAGGCCGTAAGCCACGGCCACCTTCTCCGCGCCGGACTTGAAGAGGGTGGGGTTTTTCGTCATGGCGTCGCCATTCTTCTTGCGGATCATGCCGAAGTCGATGCCGCGCTTCAGGACGGAGGGTGTTCCGTCTGGGGCGCAGATGGTGTAATTGCCGGAGCGGGGGACGGGGGCCACCGTCAGGGCGGCGGCGTTGTATTGGTACAGGGCGAGTTCATTCATGTGCGTTTCTTCCTTTCTGTTGCTTTATGGAGGGTGCGGCAGGCGTTTACCAAATTTGAATTTGGTTCTACATGGCGAAGCTCATAAGTGCCGTCCTTAGAGAGTTTCAAGGCATAGAGCGATTGAATTTTCCCGTAACCGCAGCGCGGGTCCCACGAGAAAATCATCTTGTAGGCGGTGAGTTGGGCGGAGAGGGCGGCATCATGGAGCTGGCCGGTCTTAATGTCCAGAATCGCGGGGGCATTATGGATGATGCCAAAGCGGTCCATTGTTCCGGCCATTTTCATATTCCGGTCCGCTATGGGACATTCAATCAGCTTCCATTCCGGTTTCCAGTCTTTGAGAAATCGGCGGTAGGCTTTCAGGTATCCGGCGATCTCCGGCGTTTCCTCCGGCTCCTCGCCGTAGTCGATGAGGGCGCAGGCTTCGTGAACGGCGGTTCCACGGCGGGCAGCAGCCTCCGCCAGCCATGGCCGGTCTGACTTGTAGTCATAAGCACAAAAGCGGGTGATCTCGGTCACACTGGGCAGCTGGATGCCGTCAAGGGTGTAGGTGTGGGTGGCCCCGTCAAATGTCAGCATTGGGACCCTCCGTATACAGGACCGGGATACCAAGGGCATCGGCAAACAGGTCCATGTTGTTATCCAGCTCGTTCAGTAGGTAATCTTTAAAGCAGGGCGGGCAGCACAGTTCCCCGTTGGGCAGGACGAACACGCGGTCGCAATCGTCCTCCGCATTGGGGTTCAGGGGATGCTCGCAGAAGTGGCAGATGGGATAGGTTTTTCTGGTCATAATTGGGTCTCCCTCCAGATACGGACCGCATGGGCGATGTCCGTATATTTTTTCGTGCGGTAGCCGCAGGAATCGCAGAGGACGAAAAACAGGTCCTCTTTTCGGGGGCTACCATCCGTTTACCGCCGTACATGTGGCACCGGGGGCAGGGCGGTAATTCTGCCATCCGGTCACAGCGTCTGCGCATCAGACCACGCCCAGCATGTGGGCCAGCACCATGAGCAGGAAGCCGAGGAAGCAGCCGAAGGAGATCCAGGCGGAGAAGTCGGCCCGGTCCCGGCGGCGCTCCTCCCGGGTGCGGTTAGCGCGTTTCATGGCGGTTCCCCCTCTCGATAAGGTCCACGATTTTGAAAAGCCAAGCGGCGGCGGTGGATGCGCCGATTAGCACGAAAATGAACGTTGTTGTATCCATAGTTAAGCCTCCCCGAAGTGATAGCACTGGCGCAGGTTGTTGTCGAAGGCAACCAGAAACCAGCGGTGCGAAATGTTGATGTAGGAAACGGTGCCGGTGCGGGTTGGGTGCTCCGCGTCGCCCAGGCAAAGGCGGAGACTGCACCGGGTACCCAGCTCCGGCGGCGCGGGCGGCTTTGGGTCCGGCTTGAAGCCGCAGAGGTTGAACTTGCTCATTTTCTGGCACTTCCGCAAAGCTGGCGGGCCAGCGTGGCGGCGGAGATATAGCCGTCAATGAACGTGAAGCGCCGGTGAATGGCCCGGTAGTCCTTCAGGCCGGTGAAGGCCAGCACCTCTTTGATGTTCAAGAGGTTGCGGCCATGGGAAAAGGTCAAAATCTGTTCGAGATTGTCTCGATATGCGGGATGTTCCATAGGGGCCTCCTTTTTTGGTTTTGTCGTGATTGCGATTGCTGCTGCGGCTTGCGATGCGTAGCTAACCTAAGCCGCCGCACTGCCGAGCTTGTCTATGCCATGCCGTTGCCGTTCAAGGCTAAACGTTGCTCCGCCTTTCAATTCCGTTGCATTGCCTTGCTTCTCTGTGCATTGCCTTTGCTCAGCGCTTCACCGCTTTTCCGTTGCATTGCTCCTCCTGACCTTGCCCAGCATCTCGTTTCCATTCCATGGCAAATCACCGCTGGGCCATGCTTTGCCGTGGCCTTGCCAAGCGCCTCACAGCGTTTCCATTGCTTAGCGCCGCGGGACTTCTCCGCTGCGTTACTGGATCTCCTCCCAAGTGAACCGGCCCTTTCCACTGTTGCGCCACTGGCCGATGCCGGAAAAGCGGCCATAGTCCAGCCATTCCCGGACGGCTTTCTCGTGATCGTCGCAGAGGCAGATTACCCGAAACTCGCAGGTAGCGCCTGCGGGGATTTCCTCACTCATGGCAAGGCTGACGCGCTCGCCCTGCGCCGTCTGCGCTCTCAGGGGGCGCTGGCACTCACCCACCGGGCCGTCAAACTCCAACGGGATCACGCGAGGCTCCGGAAAGATCAGCTTATCGATTTCCTTCTTGTAGGCCTTGATCTTCTCGCTGGCCGTGCCCTTTACCTTGCGGAGACCGCCGCAGGTGTCTTTGAAAAAGCCTTTGATCTGGTAGTCATACAGGAACGGGGTACCGTCCTCCGTCCGGGGGAACACAGTCATGGCCTTTTCCGCCACGGCATCAGCGCCCAGCGCGGAGACTTCCTCTTCCACGGTGGCGGCATCGGGGGACTTGGAGCCGATAAACTCCCGGTAGATTTCCGGGTTGGCGGGGGACGTGCCGAGGATGGGTTCGGTGAAGGTGAGTTTTACTTTCAGTTCTTTCATGTTGATTCTCCTTTTCGTGATTGCAAGTTGGTGTGAATTGGTGTATGTTTGGGGGTAAGGGGGGGGATATGCGGTGCAGAGGGAATTTGAAGAATACGCAAAGAAGTTAGCGGCGGATCAAGCCGCCAAGGAACGCGCTAAACAGGATGCCGAGAAGGAACGCGAGCGCCGATTTCAGAAGAAGATTGCGATAGCACAGGTGCTTGTACCGCTTATAACGTTCATTCTGGGTATCCTCGTGGAGCACCTTTCCGGTATCGCTGAGATCGTTTTGAGAATTTTGCATAAATAACACCTCAGGGGGGATTGAAATGAAAAAGTGGAAATGGATGGCGCTAGTGCTGGCGGTGACACTGTGCATAGGGAGTGCATCAGCTCACCCCGGTCGGACGGATGCCAACGGAGGCCACTACAACCACAGCACCGGGGAATACCACTATCACCACGGATACCCGGCGCACCAGCACATTGATGGGGTGTGTCCGTATGACTACGATGACCGGACAGGGTGGAACTCGGGAAGCAGTGGCCAAGAGAAGGGCCTCTATTATCTGGACGGAACGCCGGTCGAACGGAAAAATGAAACAAAGCCGAAACCGGAACCGGAGCCAAAGAAAAGCCAGATTGGCGGGATCATCGCCCTATGCGCGTTCGGCGGAATCTTCATTGTTTACCCGCTCATATCTACCGCCATCAGCGGAATTTCGTGGTATCTGGAGCGCCGGAAGCGGAGAAAATAGGCGGATCGTTCGATTAAATCTTACTTTCTGGGTATAAAAATATTGTCCATGGGGACGCCGTAAAGATCGCAGAGGGAAAGCAGCTTGTCCGCTGGGGGGAATCGCTTGCCGATCTCCCAATTATAAATCGTGCGGCTGCTGACCCCAATGGATCTTGCGGCGTCTGCCTGCTTCATTCCACGGTTTACGCGTGCGGCGCGGAGGGTAACTTGAAAGCTCATATCGTGAACTCCTTTCGTTCGATTTAATCTAACATTATAATACCACCGGCGAAAAGGGATGTCAAGCAAAAAGTTAGGTTAAAACGAAAAATAGTTCTTGCAATTCGATTAAAAATGACTTACAATGGATTTAACAAAAAAAGGGGTGAATCCAATGGGGCAAGAAGAAATCTGTGCAGTTTTCGCACGGAATCTAAATAAACTGATGGTACGGGAGAACCTGAAACAAAGCGATCTCGTATTAAAATTGAACGTATCGAAAGCCCAGGTATCAGACTGGTGCGCCGGGAAGAACATTCCCAGATCGAACTATTTGGCTTCGCTGGTAGACCTGTTCGGCTGCCAGCTTTCGGAACTCATGAGCGAAAAACAGCCCGCCCCCACGAATGAGGGCGAGCTGAACGCAGAAGATAAAAGGCTGCTCATGATGATCCACAATCTGACGCCGGAGAACCGGGATCGGATCGTTGAGATAATAAAAGCTCTTGCAGGGCTTGAATAGCAAGCGCCTGCTTTTCCGGGGGCAGGGAACGCAATGCCAACAGGATTTCAAGGTCTGTCATAGGTTGGATGCTCCTTTCTATTTGAAACCCCGGCCCGCCGAAGCGGGACCGGGGAAAGGGGAGTGGGCCTATGAGAACAATAGACCCATTTATCGGGAAAGTCCAATTCAAAGGGAGGATTTTCCTTGCAAAAAACTTTCAAGGAGGGGAAACGGTGAATTTTTCGGAAAAGGCGAGGGCAATGCGCATGAAAAGCCCGCTGACGCTGCGGGAGATCGGCGAGCAGTGCAATGCATCGGAAAGCATGGTATCCCGCTACATCTCAGGTGCGGCAAAGCCGCCGGACGATGTGGCCGAAAAGATTCTGGAAGTCCTGCGGAACAGCGAGCAGGACGATGATAAGGGCATTTACGCCGCACACATCGACGATCTGCGGCGATTGATCCGCCAGCAGCAAAGGGAGAAACGGGTATTGTTCGGGATTCTCGTGTTCTTCTTGATTTTTATGCTGCTGCTCTATCTGGACGCTACTCACGGAGATTGGGGCGCGATCCGGTATGTAGAATAAAAGCCGCCTGAGTGCTGGAACACTCAGACGGCAAACCCACCAATCGCAATCACGACAAAGCCAAAGGAGGATCAATCACAGTATAGCACGATCCTCTTGGCGATGCAACAGGAGGAAAGGAAAAAATGGCAAAGAAAAGTAAATATGGCGTCCGCAAGGACGGCCTGCACGAGGCGATCCGCACCATCAACGGCAAGCGGGTAGCCTTTCGGGGCAAGACTGACAGAGAGGTAGACCGCAAGATTTTAGAGTACAAGCTGGAGGCGGAGAAGGGCCGGAATTTCCCGGTGATCGCGGATGAATGGGAGAGGGAACACGAGAGCGAGATCTCCGAATCATCCCGGCGAGTATACAGCTACGCCGTGAAGCGCCTGAAAGAGGCGTTCCCGGGTAGGGCGTCGGAGATCGAGCCGGTAGACGTGCGAAACTACATCAAGCGTTTTGAGGCCCAGGGACGCAGCGCAAACAGCGTCGGTATTGAGCTTGCCGTCTGCCGGATGATCTTTGCACATGCCGTTATTAAGGGCGATATTCGGATCAGTCCGGCGGCGGAGGTCAAGAAGAGCCGGGGCCTGCCCTGCAAAAAGCGGGAGGCGCTGACGGAAGAGCAGGAGGAGGCCGTGAAAGCGGCGGGGATGACAAAGGCGGCCCGCTGGTGGCTGTTTGGCTATCTGCTGTTATACACCGGATGCCGCCGAGGTGAGGCGCTGGCGTTGATGTATCGAGACATTGACCGCAAAACCGGCGTGATCCACATCGACAAGAAGGTCAACTACGCCACCGGCAAGCCGGTTTTGGAAAACCATCTGAAATCCGAAAACGGTCTGCGGGACATTCCCCTGTTGCCCCCTCTGGCGGCGGCGTTGCCGAAAAACCGGATCGGGCTGCTGTTTCCGGGGGATGATGGGGGTTATATGCGGCCCCATGAGATCACGCGGGAGTGGCGGCACTACTGCCGGGACGTGGGCCTGAATGAGATCCAGCAGGGCGAAAACGGCGAGACGGTGGAGACGTTCCCCATCACGCCGCACTGCTTCCGGCACAGCTTCGCGACGATCTGTTATGAGGCGGGGCTTGATCCCAGACAGGCGGCTGGGCTGCTGGGCGATACGCCGGAGGTGGTGGAGGCTGTTTACACCCACCTCAGACAGGACCGGAGACAGACGGCAGCCGAAAAGCTGACGGCGTATTTTGAAGCTGTAAAGTAAAAACACTTTCGTGTGAACTTTTCGGCGAAAAGACGGCTCCCAACTGTGAAGTTACTGTGAAGTTCGGAACGCAAAAAGGCGCAAACAAGCACAAGCATTTGCAACACAAAAATAGCGCTGGAAGCGTTGCGGGACAATGGATGCCTTGATTTTAAAGAAAAATGAGGAAATGGTGAAAATTTAAAACTTTTGTAAGACTTTTTGAGGAATGGCAAGGGATTGCGGCTATACTGTGAAGCAACTGTGAAGCATGGCGAAAACGGCATAAAAAATCAGCGGCTCGGATGGCTCCGGGCCGCTGTTCTTTTTCGGTTGTCAACGCTCCCAGCTGCGCTTCTCGGTGTCCTGCATGGTCTCAATGCCGGGACGCTGGTGCTTCAGCTCGGCGAACCGGGCAAAGGCTTTCCTGCGCTCCTGCCCGTGGTAGGTCTCATGGAGCACGGTTTCCGCGGTGCCGTCCTCATAAGTGCGGACGATCTGCACATGGTACAGCACCGGACTATCACGCCAATGGCGCTCCCGGATCAGCTCCAGCCGGTCACGGTAGGCGGCAGTGGCAAGGGCGGCGTATCGCTCCGCAAGGGCTGCGCGGTACTCGGTCAGCTGGTCGATCAGCTCGTTACACCGGGCAATCATCCGGGCGGCGCTGTCATCGTGGGCCTTGATACGGTCGGCGGTCAGGACGTCGGGCCGGAGCAGATAGGCGGTCAGCCGTATTTCCGCTTCCCGGCTGGGGCTGCCGTAGCGCTGGAATAGGTCAAGATAGCTCATGCAGTGGCCTCCTCTTCGATCTGCTCCACCTGATCCCACGTCAGGAACCCGGCGGAAACGATCCGGCTTTCAATGTCGGAAAGTACCGCGCAGGATTCCATGGAGAATCTGGCGGGAGAAAGTAAAAACGCGGCGGTGCGGCGGAGATACCCGGCTGCGGTCTTGGCGCTGATAACGGAGCCGGGGACGGCGATTCCGTAAGGCTTCATAGTGTTGTCCTTTCTCCCCGTATGCCCGATAGGACAGGCGCATTTTGTTATCCGGCGTAGGTGAGCTGTTCTTTCAGGCGCTCGATCTCGTGCTGCCAGGCCGGGGCCATGGGGCTGTCGGGGAAACGGTTAAGCGCTTCGTAAAGCTCGTCAAGACGGGTGATGATGGCGTTTTCGCTGGGGATGTTCCATTCCATTTTGTGCTCCTTCTGCCCTCGTTCCTCCGGGGCGGGTGTGGTGGTTAAGGTGTTTTAGTGCTGTGCGTCATAGGCGGAGAGCGCGCTTACAAGTCCGGCCTCCCACCGCTTTTCATTCTCTTCGGTGGTCTTGCTCATATCGTTTTCAAAGCCACAACAAGCCTTGTAAAGTGGGCACCGCTCGCAATGGGTAAATGCGTATTTGTCGCAGAACTCGGCGCAGATACGGCGCTCAATCTCGTATGTGTAATTCATGCGGTGACCTCCTCGCAGCTGGTGACGGTCCAATAGGCGATCCCGTCGGGGCTGTGCTCGTCGCTCCCCCAACCGATTACCGTTCCGGCGGGGATGGAGGAGAACGCTAAAAGGGCTTCGTGCCGGGAAGTGCGTGTATTTTCGAGACGGATTAAATATTTCATGTTCGATTCTCCTTTCAGTGGGTGGCGTGGAGGATCTGCCAGAGATCCCCCACAACGGAAACGGTCAAGCCCATTTCAGCGGCGGCGCGGCGGGCGGCGTCCTCGGTGCGGTAGGCTTTGCCGTTGGTGGGGTTCGTGCCGGTCTCGGTGACGGCTTTCACGGTGTAGCGGGTGCGCTTGCCGTAGCCGCTGGTTTCGATTGCGTAGATCATAGCAATGCTCCTTTCTGATGGTGGCGCGCCCCGGTCAAGCCGGGAGCGCGTCGGAATTGGTGGAACGGGCAAAGGTTGTGCTGCCGTACTTGCTGCGGATCTCTGCCATGGTTTTTGTGCCCTTGTGCCACTTCATCCCCTCTTCGGCGAAATGCCAGGACCAGAGCTTTTTCGTGCTGCTCCACCGGCACCCGGCAGCCTTCAGGTCTTCCTTGTGCTCCTTGGTGTTGCCGCCGATCCAGAGCCAGCGACCGCACAACTCAATCTCGAGGCCGTCCAGCTTCAGCAGGGCCGCGATGATGGCGATGAAATCGCCTGCGCTCTCGGTGGTGGCGTAGGTCTTGCCGGTGGGGTCCTCGGCGGCCTGCTCATTCTGGGACCGCTTCAGGACCTCAAACCGGGCGGAATACTCGGCGTTGATGGCCTGCATGGTGGCGGTGTCTCCGCCTTTGTCGGGGTGGTTCTTCATGGCGGCGGCTTTGTATGCCTTCTTCAGCTCGTCGAGGTTCTTGCAGTTGATGAAGTAAGTAGTCATTTTGTGATCCTTTCCGGCCTGTCGGCCTGTGGCGTTGTCGTGTTTGCTGTTGTTGCCTGAATTATAAGGCGGACTGATACGAGCTGTCAAGGGGGTTTTTGCAAATTCGTGCAGGTTTGGCAGGTTCGCACAGTATCAGGCGGACTTTTTTGTGCATGTTGTCAGGCTGACTTATACGCGCCTATGCGATATAATAAGACGCAAAAGGGGGTGTAACTATTGGAGCACAAGACATTGAGGACCAGCGACGCCCAGCGCCGCGCCTCTCTCAAGTGGGAGCACGCGAACAACGAGAAAATCACGGTCAAGCTGAGGACCGGCACCGACCCCAGCAAGGCCCAAATCAGAGCGGCAGCAGCAGCGGCAGGCCAGAGCGTCAATGCCTGGATCATTGAGGCCATCCGGGACAAGCTGTAAAGCGACAGAGCGTCGAGGGTACACCACCCCCGGCGCTTTTCTTTTTGTGAGCGGGGGGCGGGGCGGCAGCGGCAGCAGCGAGGGAGAGAGGGAGAAGGAGGGGGGATTATAGGGGGGAGAATAAGAGAGTGAGAGAGTGTGAGTGTGTATTAGATATTACTGGGATATATATTAGCTTCTGTTAGATTCTTGTTAGATTCTATTAGCTTCTACTGGGAGAGTAGCGTAAGAGGGAGAAGAAACGAATAAAAAACGCGCGAGAGCGTGAGTAAACAGAAGAAAAACGGAGCATTTGCGAGATATTCGGAGCTATTGCGAGATTGGGGCAATTCGCTTTTCCGGTGAGATTTAAGGGGCTATTAAATATTTCTGTTGCGGCTGCTGGGCTTCGGCTGTTGCTGTGTCGTTTCTGTGTATTTCCTCTCCCGGTTTGGGCAATTCCTGTTGTTGGCTCCGGCTGGGGGGCTGATTCCATCAGGACGGGCCGAGGCTTCACCGGCTGGGGGTCAGGGGGCCAGAGGTAGAGACCAGAGAGCAGGGGGTTAGGGGGGTAGCGGAAAAACAGGGGGTGTCTCTCGCGCAGGGTATAGGGCTGATATGCACACATCCCCTCTCCCCCTCCAAGAACTTACAGTGCAGCTGCGGGAAGCTATGCCGGAGTTCCCTCTGGGGGGTGGCGGAAAAAGGGGGCGGGGGATTTTATGTAGAACATTACGAAAATAACTGAAACCCATTGCGTCCACTTGACGAAATATGCTTGAATGAAGTTAGCGGGATAGAACCCGCCTGCCTCCTATGTCAGACGCCAGGTTTCACCTTCAGTTCCTTTCCTGTTGCCCGGTGGGTCCGAACAGCCCACCGGAGCATGGTTTCGTAGCTCAGTCGGAAGAGCGAGCGGTTGTTAACCGCTGGGTCGCAGGTTCGATTCCTGCCGAAACCGCCATCCTGGACAGGACAGTTCGTTGCTGGCAGCCGGGAAAGACCGGCGCAGGACCCTCCGCACCTCTCAACGATGTGGCCCAGGAGGGACATTTGCAGACGTAGCTCAGTCGGTAGAGCACCGCACCAGGAGGTATGCGCAGGTTCAAGTCCTGCCGTCTGCACCAGAATTTTTTGTGAGAGGGGGCCGGGGCATGGCTTATCAGAAGAAAAATCCCACTGCGGAAGAGCGCAAGGCGCACATGAACAACATGAACAAGAAAGCCGCCGCGGCCCACAGGAAACAGACGATTGAGAAGATCAAGGCGTTCCTGAAGGAATCCGAGGAATACTTTGACACGCAGGACCGGCTGGAGCAGGCATACAGCGAGGCGGGCCTTGCCAATGCGATGCGATGGACGGTTCAGCGGCTTCAGGGGTATTACGACTACAACGATGGCCGGGAGGCCGAGGCAGTTGAGGCGCAGGTGGAGGCCTTTGAAGCGGGTGACGAGGAAATCACCGATCCCCGCTGCGTCATGAGCTACTACGTGCGGCTGGCATACCAGCGGATTCAGGAGCAGATCGACACCAGCCCCATCTACCAGGAAAAGGGCATGGTGACGCGAGGCATTTTCCTAAACAAGCAGAAGCGCTTGGGCGGCTATCAGGACAAGCAAGAGACCCGCCAGGACATCAGCGTGAACGTGACCTTCGGGGACGGCGTGGACGCAAGCGACTTCAAGTGAGGAAACAAAATGAACGGCCTGATTTTGGTTTTATCCCTGATTTGCGGTGCGGCCAGCATAGGCGCTGCCGTATGCGCAGTGCTGATCCTGCGGCTGCTGCGTGAGATCAAAGCCCCCTCCCCCACGGAACCGGAGAAGCCGGAGGCGGAAGAGCCTACGGATCGGCAGAAAAGCGTGGAGCAGGGCATTGACAACCTGATGACCTACGATCTGAACACCATGAAAGCCAGCCTGAAGGGGCGGGAGGTGTGATATGGCGGTTACGGTACAGCAGATTTTTGACATTGCCATCCACCTGATGGATTCTCAGAACGAATCCACCGGCTCCACGGACACGGCGGACACCAAGGAGTACAAGCTGCGGACCGTTTCCCTGCTGAACAGCGTTTTAGACCGGGCGTTTCCGTACAGCGACAACTACCGGGACGCTTTGGAGGCGGCGGGCGGCAAGCGGCCTATCTGCCCCAAGGTGGCGGAGATGGCGGACGAGGTGGCGCTGGACGAACGGATCTGCACCGGGGCGCTGCCCTACGGTCTGGCAGGTCTGCTGCTGCTGGAGGAGGACCCCAGCCGGGCCAACTTCCTGTGGCAGACGTTTCTGGAACAGCTGGAGCTGTGCCGCCAGAGCCTGCCCAGCGTGATCGGCGACGTGGAAAACCTCTACGGCGGCATTGAGCACGGGGAGTTTGGAGCATGGTGGTAGATGGGACGTGGGTTTACCGCTGCCCTATCTGCGGAAAAGCGCTTCAGCATATCGAACCGGGCAGTGTGATCTACAACACGCCGATTTACTGCCGAAGATGCAAGGTGAGCCACTACCCCACCATTTTTGAGGGGCGGGAGCTGGATACAGACGTCCCCTTCCCCCTGAAAACCGAATAAAAACGAGAGCCCAACGAGGCCATGAGAACGGCGAAAGCCGTTTCTTGTGGTCTCGTTTTTGTTTTGTCAGCAAAGCCATACCAGGCTTTGAAAATACAAAGATCCGGCCAGACCAGGCCGGGGAAAGAGGCCAATATGGACGAAAACATGAACCAGATCCCCGAACAGGAGCCCGAGACCACGGACGCCTTTTTGGACGATTGGGACGGCGGCGCGGAGATGACGGCAGACCAGCCGGAGGAGACCGCAGAGCCGATGGAGACTGGCGAGGAAACGCCTGTCGAGGACCCCAGTGAGAGCGCAGAGACGCCGGAAGAGGACCCCGAGCCTCCCGCAGACGCGGAACAGGAAGCCCAGACGCAGCAGACCGAGGCAGAGACCGTGGACGCACGGCCCCAGACATGGGAGCTGCGGCACATGGGCGAGGTGCGGCAGGTGAATGAAGCGGACATGGTGGCACTGGCCCAGAAGGGCATGGACTATGACCGCATCCGCAGCCAGTATGACGAGTTTAAGCCTGTGATGGAGATGGTCAACCGCTTCGCAAACCAGCAGGGGTTGAACACCAAAGACTACATTTCCATGCTCCGGGCGCAGGCAAAGCAGGCCGAGGGCCTGAGTGAAGCGGACGCGCGGCGCTCCGTGGAGCTTGAGGACCGGGAGGCCGTTGTGGCCGCCGCAGAAGCAGAGCGGCAGGCCCAGCAGGACGCCATGGCGCAGGCCCAGCGGGCCGAGGCCGAGGCGGCAAGCCGCCGACAGGCGGACATTCAGGAATTTCAACAGACATTCCCCGAGGCAGCAAAGGACCCAAACAGCATCCCGCCCCAGGTTTGGGCAGATGTGCGGAACGGCTCTTCTCTGGTAGCCGCCTACGCCCGGTACGCCGTGCAGCAGGCGCGGCAGGACGTGGCAGACGCCAAGCGGGAGACCACCTCCGTGTTGCAGAACCAGCGGAATGCGGAGCGCTCCACCGGCAGCATGAGAAGCGCCGGGGACAACTCCAAGACGCGGGACGATTTCGGAGACGCCTTTGACAGCGCCATGTAACGGCACTTTTGCCTATGGGGAAACCGGACGAAAGAGAGGTTTTTACCTATGGCTATCAACTACGCAATTAAGTACGCAACCAAGATCGCGGAGCGCTTCAAGAAAGCCTCCATCACCGCCGATGACTGCGGCAACAGCTATTCCTGGCTGAACCCCAATAGCCGCACCATCCGCATCGGCAGCGTGAACACCGTGCCTGAGACCCAGTACACCCGCAGCGGCTCCAACCGCTTCGGTGAGGTCCATGACGTGGGCGACACCCTTCAGGAGATGACCTGCGAGCAGCAGCCCGCCTTCTCCTTCACCATCGACGCGCTGGACCAGACCGATCAGGCCATTCAGAAGTCCGCGGGCAGCGCTCTGCGCCGTCAGCTGGACGAGGTGACCATCCCCGGCATGGACAAGCACCGCATCAAGAAGTGGATCATGGGCGCGAACATCGCCGTCAAGGAGGCTACCGCCCCCACCAAGGCCACCATCGGCGGTCTCATCATCGACCTGAACGCGAAGATGACCGACGCGCTGGTGCCTCTGGAGGGCCGCACCCTCTATATCGCCACCGAGTACTACAAGCTGCTCAAGCAGATGCCCGATTACATCGGCGTGGACGCTCTGGGCAAGGAGGCTCTGGCAAAGGGCGTTGTGGGCGAGTTCGACGGCTGCCGCGTGAAGCCCATCCCCACCAGCTACATGCCCGCCGGTGTGTACTTCTTCATCAAGCACAAGGGCTGCACCGTGGACCCTGTGAAGCTCCAGAAGTACAACATCCTGACCGAGGTACAGGGCTATTCCGGCCCCGTTGTGCAGGGCGTGACCTACTATGACAGCTTCGTGCTGGGCGCCAAGGGCGACGGCGTTGCCGTTTGCGGCAATGCTGCCATTCTTGCGGCTCCCACGATGTCTATCACCGGCCATGCCGTCAGCATCACCGCCGTGTCCGGCGTGGTGTTCAAGTACACCACCGACGGCACCAACCCCCGGTACTCCACCACCGCCGAGGTCTACACCGCTCCTGTGACCCTGACCGCCGGTCAGACCATGCGGGCTGTGGCCACCAAGGACGGCTGCGTGGGCATCGAGGGCACCAAGGATTACGAGTGATCTCATGGGAGGGGGCTTCGGCCCCTTCCCCCATATATGGACGGAGCGGGTGCATGAACCCGGCCCGTCCGCCAGATATAAGGAGCGATTATGCCTCGATATAAACAGACAGCAGGCGGAGCGGTGCAGGTGGATCTGGGGACGCTGAACCCCAAGCAGAAGCAGTTCTGCCAGTCCCGGAGCCGGTACACGGCTTACGGCGGCGCCAGAGGTGGCGGCAAGACCCACGTTCTGCTGCGGAAGGCGGCAGGCGGCGCGCTCACCTACCCAGGCATCAAGATCCTGATCGTGCGCCGGGAGTACCCGGAATTGGAGCAAAACATCATCCTGCCCATGCAAAAGCTGATCCCGCCGGAGGTGGGCAGCTACAACGGCAGTATGCGCATGATGTTCTTCTGCAACGGCAGCATTATCAAGTTCGGGCACTACGGAGCGGGAGACGATCAGGAATATCAGGGCCTTGAGTTTGACTGGATCTTCATGGAGGAGGCCACGCAATTCTCGGAATCCCAGTTCCGCACACTGGGCGCGTGTTTGCGTGGTGCGACCAAGTTCCCCCGGCGAATGTACCTGACCTGCAACCCAGGCGGCATCGGCCACCTGTGGGTAAAGCGGCTGTTCGTGGACCGGGAGTACCGAGAGGGGGAAAAGGCCAAGGATTACACTTTTATCCCCGCCACGGTGGACGATAACCCACAGCTTTTGGAGGCGTCCCCGGAGTACAAGCAAATGCTGGACCTGCTGCCGGAGGATGTACGGCGGGCGTGGCGTTACGGTGACTGGAACGCCATGGCAGGTACGTTCTTCCCGGAGTTCCGCAAAGAAACCCATGTGATCGCGCCCTTTGTACGGGTGCCACGGGAATGGAAGAAATACCGGGCGTTTGACTACGGCCTTGATATGTTCGCCTGCCTTTGGGTGGCGGTGGACTTTGAGGGGCGGGCCTATGTGTACCGGGAAGTGCAGCAAAGCGGCTTGATCGTCAGCGAGGCGGCAAAGCTGGCCAATGCCCTGACGCCGCCGGAAGAACACATTGAGTTCACCATCGCCCCGCCGGATATGTGGAACCGGCAGAAGGACAGCGGGCGGAGCATGGCGGAGATCTTCGCGCAGTACGGGTTGGGGCTGCTGAAGGCCAGCAACAACCGCGTTCAGGGCTGGATGGCCGTCAAGGAGCTGCTGAAGCCCATGAAGAGCGACACAGACCGTCCCGGACTGCTGGTGACGGAAAACTGCGTGGGCCTGATCCGCAACCTGCCCTCCATCCAGCATGACGAGAAAAACCCCTCGGACTGCGCCACGGAGCCCCACGAAATCACCCACATCTGCGACGCTGCCCGGTATTTCTGCGTTACCCGCGTACTGGGTGCCCAGAAAACCGTGGAAAAGATCGTGGACGATTTTGACGAGGGCGAGGACTACGATGACGTGATGACGGGCGGGGAAATGACCGCCGGTTATCTATCCTACGGATAAAGGAGGCCCGGACGATGGCTCAAATCACATCCAGCAACGATATCCAGGTGTTGAAGATCCGCCAGTTTCTGGGCCTGAACGAGAACCCGGACGGGGATACCAAGATCAAGAACGGCGAAATGAGCAAGATGCGGAACTTCCGCGTGACGCGGGAGAAGCACTTGCAGCTGCGCCCCGGCACCAAGACGGTCCTGAACCTGAAAACGGCATGGGACGCATGGTGCGCGGAGAGCGGCCACACGGCCCCCACAGCAAACCCGGTTTTCTCCGGCGCGTGGGAGGGCGTGGTAGACAGCAAACAGCGGACCCTTGCCGCCTTCGGCGGGCTGATCTTCTCTCTGGACCCGGCGGCGCTTACCGTCAAGGTGGTTGGCCAGTGCACGCAGGACCAGACCTCGTTCTTCGGCTTTTCCAACAAGGTTTACCTGCTGAACGGCCATGAGTACATGAGCTGGGACGGCAAGGACGACAGCAGCTTTACGGCGGTGGAGGGTTATATCCCCACGGTGATGAACGCCACCACGCCTGCGGGCGGTGGGTTTCTGCTGGAAAACGTAAACCGGCTGACGGGCAAGCGGAAGGTGCTGTATTCCCCGGACGGCAAGGAGACGGTTTTCCACATCCCGGAAAAGACGGTGGATGAGATCATCTCCGTGAAGATCGGGGACACGGCGCAGACCTATACTTCCGACCTGACGGCGCGTACCTTTACCATTACCCCTGCCCCCGCCGCCGGAACCAACACGCTGGAACTGATCTACCGCAGCGGCAACGGAGAGCGGGCTCAGGTAACGGGGATGCGCTTCTCCGAGCTTTACAACGGCCAAACGGACAGCCGCGTGTTCCTCTACGGAGACGGCACCAACAAGACCATTTACTCCGGCATTGATTCCGCCACCGGAAAGCCTTCGGCGGAATACTTCCCGGATCTGTACGAGGCGGAGGTGGGCGAGGCCAACACGCCTATCACCGGCATGGTGCGTCATTACGCACGGCTGGTGGTATTCAAGCAGGACGCCACCTACTCCATGAGCTATTCCACGCTGGTAACGGCTACGGACGTCACCACGGCGGCGTTTTACGTGACCCCTGTCAACCGGCAGTTCGGCAACAAGGCTCCGGGGCAGGTGGACATTCTGGAGAACAACCCCCTGACGCTGGACGATCAGGCGGTGTACCGGTGGCGGAGCGTATCTACCAGCGGAAATATTACCTTTGACGAGCGGAACGCAGAACGGATCAGCAACCGGGTAGAGGTGACGCTGAAAGGCTTTGACATGGCAGAGACCCGGACCTTCAACCGGAAATCGGCGCAGGAATACTGGTGGATGTATGGAGACAAGGCGCTGATCCTGAACTACGGCGCAGACGCATGGTATCTCTACACCGGATTGAGCTTCCGTGCCATGGTGGAGGTGGGGCTGGAAACCTACGGCTTCCGGCCTGACGGCGGCGTGGTGCATATTTCCCGGCAGTACCGGAACGACGACGGCAAGGACATTGACGCCTACGCCGCCACCGGCTCCATGGACTTTGACCGGGACTGGGTGCTGAAATACAGCCCGCTTATTTTCGTGGCGATCCAGCCGGAGAGCAATGCACGGGTGCACGTAACGGTGGAGACCAACCGCCGCAGCGACTACCCGGAGAAAATCGTGTCCTCCGGCCTGACCACCTTTGCCCATGCGGACTTCGCCCACTGGTCTTTCGGCACCAACCGGAAGCCGCAGGTGCGGCGGGTGAAAATGAAGGTGAAGAAGGCCACCTTCTACAAGCTGGTATTCAAGAGCAAATCGGCATCGTCTACCGCAACGGTTCTGGAGACGGACGTGCAGCTCCGCTATACCGGAAATGTGAAATAAAGGGGTGAACCCATGAGCAAACAGACGATGACCCCGGAGCGGGTCGGTAAGGAATACAACGCGGGTATCAGCTTCAACAGCGGCATTGACCTCTATGACTGCGTGGAGACCAACGAAAATTTCTTCATTGGTAAGCAGTGGGAGGGCGTGCAGAGCAACGGCCTCCCCACCCCCGTATTCAACTTCCTGAAGCGGGTAGTGCTGTTCTCCGTGGCGAATATCTCCACGGACAACTTGAAGCTGTGGGCGCGGGCCATGTCCTCCAGTGGGGAGCGGAACACGCAGACCCTGGAACTGGTGGCCGACATTCTCAACGATCAGTTCGCGTCCATCTTTGAGCACAACAGCATCGGAGGGCGCATTCGGGAGTATACCCGCAATGCCGCCGTGGACGGTGACGGCTGTATGTATACCTACTGGGACGATACGGCGGAGACCGGACAGTCCAGCAAGGGCGCCATCCGCACGGAAGTTTTGATGAACACGCAGGTTTTGTTCGGCAACCCAAACAACCGGGACGTGCAGAGCCAGCCCTACATCATTCTGGAACGGCGGATGCTGCTGAGTGAGGCCCGGAAGCGGGCCAAGCGGTACGGCAAGGACCCGGACGAGATCCAGCCGGACAACAAGGACTGCGGCAACAACTACATGGATTCCATGAGCGGCAGCGGGAACAAAGTGACGGTGCTGCTCCGGCTGTGGAAGGATGACGATACCGGCACCGTCCACGCCTACGAGTGCACCCGGCAGGCGGAGATCCGGGGCGATCTGGACCTTGGCATCAAGCTGTATCCCCTGACGTGGATGAACTGGGACTATGTGCAGGACTGCTATCACGGACAGGCCATGATTACCGGCCTGCTGCCCAACCAGATTTTTGTAAACAAGCTGTTTGCCATGTCCATGATCTCGCTGATGACGTTGGCCTATCCGAAGGTGGTATACGATTCCACCAAGGTAGCCAAGTGGACAAACAAGATCGGCGGGGCCATTCCGGTAAACGGCAGTGTGGAGGGTGTGGCGAAGATCATTGACCCCGCCAGCATCTCCCCTCAGATCAGCCAGTTTATTGATATTGCCATCAGCTACACGCAGAAGTTCCTCGGCGCGTCGGACGTGGCGCTGGGCGATACCCGACCGGACAACACCTCCGCCATTATCGCCTTGCAGCGGGCGGCGGCAACGCCTATGGAGCTGACGAAGCAGAACCTCTTGCAGAGCATTGAGGATCTGGGCCGTATCTACATGGAATTCATGGGCGAATACTACGGAGAGCGGTATGTGGAGATCTCCAACCCCTATGACAACAGCAAATTGGTAGTTCCCTTTGATTTCTCCATCCTGAAGGAGATCCCCTTCACCATTGGGCTGGATGCGGGTGCGGCTTCCTACTGGAGCGAGATTGCCGCCATGCAGACCCTTGATAACCTGCTGATGCAAGGCAAGATCTCCACGGTGGAGTATCTGAAACGGCTGCCCGCCGGACAGATCACCGACAAGGAGGCGCTGATTCAAGCCCTCCAGCAGCAGGAACGTGCCATGATGGGTGGTCAGCCGGGAGCAGCGGGAGAACAGCCTGTTACCGAGGAAGAAACCGTCCCCATTCGGGGCGGGGCCGGATACGGCCAGTTGCAGCGGAAGATCAACGAGACCGGCGAAGTGCCGAAAACGGAGGTAGGTGCTTAAATGGAAAAACGATTGACAGCGGATCTGAACGTGGTAGCCAACTCCAATCTGGAAATTCAACTGCTGGACGGCGATCTGAACATCATTCAGAAATTGGATGATGAGCCGAACGACGTGGGCGGTCTGACCAGTGCGGAACTGAAAGCCAAGTTTGACGAATCCGGCAACATCATCAAGAAGTACATCAACGAGACCCTGATCCCGGCGGTTCTGACGGAGGACGCCACGGAAGAAAGCCGCAAGCAGGCGGAGGCGGCGCGGGTCGCGGCAGAGCAGGGGCGCGTGACCGCCGAGGAAGGCCGGGTATCTGCGGAAACGGCACGGGCAGCGGCGGAGCAAGCCCGGTCCGAGGCCGAATCCTCCCGCGTGTCCGCCGAAAACGCGAGAGAGGCGGCGGAGACGGCCAGAGCCGACGAGACCGCCGGTATCGTAGCCCGGGCAACCGCGCAGGCCAACGCGGCGGCGGGCAGCGCGTCCCAAGCCGCAGGCAGCGAGCAGCGCGCCAAGGATGCAGCGGGTACGGCCACCGGTGCAGCCAGCACGGCATCCAATGCGGCAAGTTATGCCAGTCAGGCAGCGGCGGCGGCATCCGGCTCCGCATCTCAGGCGCAGGCCAGCGCAGCAGCGGCGGCGCAGAGTGCGGCAAACGGAGAGACCGCCAATAAGAGCGCCCAAAGCTGGGCGGTGGGCGGAACCGGGACCCGCCCCGGCGAGGACACGAACAACGCCAAGTATTGGGCAGAGCATGCGGAGGCGGTTGCAGGCGGTGACTTTGCTACCAAAGTGGAGGCGCTGGGATATGTAACGGCGCATAACGAGAGCGTTGAGGCACACCCTGACCTCCGGGTTGCGGTAGCCGGTTCCATCCGCTACGACGCGGCCCAGAGCCTCACCGACGAGCAGAAGGCGCAGGCGAGGGGGAATATCAACGCCGCCCCCGGCGGGTTTGGGCTGGGGGGCGGTTCAAAAGTTTTGACCCCGGACGATGATTTGAACAACATCTGGGAAGATGGCAGTTACGCATGGGACGGTGCGCCCAAAAACGCACCGACTGTGGGCGGTTCGCTCATCCCGTATTGTTCGATGCAAGTTATTAACAAAGGAAGTTCTTATAACATGCATCAAATCGTTCGAACATTTGAAGGCTATGAGATACACAGATACTATGATGGTGCCACGAAAACTTGGAGCGAATGGGCGTGGGCAAATCCGCCCATGATGGCAGGCGTAGAGTATCGAACCACAGAGTTCTACCTTGGCAAGCCGGTAGCGAAAAAAATATCCGAAGGATTTGAAATGTGGACTGCTGAAGGTGTGCCTGTTTGGGTATCCGCAGGGAAACCTATATGCTACACAATTGAAGCTGGGGGAACCAGAAGCATTGCATTGCCACGAGAAGCTACTTTCCTGATCTCTTGCTCTGATAATGTTCGGGGTGGAGTGGCTATTGTTCAATCAGCGGGTGGTGCGATAACCTCGATTACTCCAATAGTCCCGCTTAACAGTTGGGGTATCGAAGCTGGGAGCGGCCTGACGGTAAATGTTACCGAAAAAGATACTCGTTTTGGCATGACTGTCAAAATTATGATGCTCTAAGTAGCCTCGCTATGGAAAACACTTGCATATGTTGCGGGGCAGTCATTCCCGAAGGCCGTCAGGTGTGCCCGCTTTGTGAGCGCCGCTGGCCGGAGTTTTAACCCATACGAAACCAAGTCGGACTTTTGACTTGCACGAAAGCAAGTCGGAACTGCCCTAAAAACTGCAACTTTTTAAGGGGGTGTAGAATGGAAATTCTACAGATCGTATTAACTGCAGCCACCGGCTCCGGTGTGACTGCCATCATCCTCGCGATCCTCCAGCGGAAGTGGACCAAGGATGACAAGCGGGACGCCATCGTGGACGCGCTGAAAGTGCTGCTGATCGACCGGGTGCGCTATCTGGGTCAGAAGTACATCTCGGACGGCAGCGTCAGCCTGTCGGACAGGGAAACGCTGGACGAGATGCACCAAGCGTATAAATCCCTTGGCGGCAACGGGCACCTGAAAATTATCATGTCCGAGGTCGGCGAGTTGCCGATCCGGAAAGAATGAAAGGAGAAAAACATGGAAAACATCAAGAAACGGCTGGGCAATCTGCTGGCGGTGAAAAGCCTCGTGACCATCACCCTGACGGGGATCTTCGCGGTGCTGGCTCTGCGGGGTGACATTTCCGGGACGGAATTTTTGACCATCTTTACCACGGTCATCGCATTCTATTTCGGCACCCAGCGGGTCAAAGAGGACAAGAACAGTTAAAACCGGTTGAAAAATCAACCGTAAATTTGAAAGGGGTACATACCATGGAAAAGATCTACGAGAACATCATCAACGAGGGCAAGGCCACCGGTAAGACCATCGAGGCCATCAACGCCGAACTGAAAGCGGCGGGGGCCAACTTCCACCTGAATCCTGACGGCGGCGTGGCTGGTTGGACCGAGGACGAAATGCGGGATGGCTTCATCCCCGCCGAGAAGGATCCGGAGCCGCTCCCCCAGACGCTGGATACCCGTCGCCGGGAGGATCTGGCGGGCACCGTCCAGATCCAGCGGATCGTCGGAGCTACCTATGAGGTGACTTATGACGAAGACGGATACTTCATCAAGGCTTCCCGTGTGCGCCATGGTTGATACGTTTGACTGCGCAAAAGCGCAGATCTACCACAACACCGGCAAGCTGACCCCGGCGCAGATCAAGGCCAAGACCGGCTGTACCCACATCATCAACGGCTATCTGTTCAACGGCAAGTTTCGGCCGGTGGGCTGGACGGTGATCGACGGCAAGGTCATTAGCCGGGACAAATACCAGGACTGGGGCGTGTCTATCGGCTCCGACGGACTGCCGAAGATGCTGACGGACCGGTGGGGATCCTTTCTCTCAGGCGTCCCGATCCTCAAGGGCGGCTCCAAGCTCTACCGGGAGCTGACGCCGGACGTGGCCCGGTCTGCCGCCCGGACGGCGGTGGGCTGGCTGGCCAACGGCAAGGTGGTGCTGTGGTGCGATAAGGCCAGCCTGACCCGTGAGCAGCTCCAAAACAAGCTGCTGGGGCTGGGCGTGGTGGACGCCCTGATGCTGGACGGCGGCGGCTCCACGCAGGGCATTTTCCCCAAGGGGAAAGTGACCAGCACCCGGAAGGTGCCTACGCTGCTGCTGTTTTGGGAGCGGTCGGCCAAGGTGGAAGATCAAGCCCTCGTATGGGGCAAGGCTCACGGCCTGCTGACAGACGCCAACGCCGGAGAGATCGTGACCCGCGCCGACATGGTCCGGGCGCTGTATCAGATCTGGGGGGATAACCATGGTTGAGATCAACGCCTATTCCAAGGCAAAGGACGGCGATAAGAAGCTGTCCGGCAATTTCGAAGTCAGCGAGTTTGCCTGCCGCGACGGCTCTGACGCCGTGCTGGTGGCGCCCCGGCTGGTGATGGTGCTCCAGAGCCTCCGCAGTCACTTTTGCGCGGCTGTGACCATCAACAGCGGCTACCGCACACCCCAGTACAACGCCAAGGTCGGCGGCGTGACGGACAGCCAGCACTGCTACGGCACGGCGGCTGACATTGTGGTACGGGGCAAGACCCCGGCGCAGGTGGCGGCTTATGCGCGGCAGCTCATGCCCGACTGGGGCGGCGTGGGCGTGTACAATCAGAAGGGCTTTACCCACATTGATGTGCGGGAGGTCCGCGCCGACTGGAACGGATAAGGAGGGCCAAGTATGGCAGTTTCTGAATACGATAAGAAAAACCTATCTCAGAAGGACCAAGACCGCATTGCGGATGTAACATCCAAAGCACAACGGGGCGAAATGTCGTGGGCTGACGCTCACAAGGCGGCAGAAAGCATCCGTGGCAATGCCGGATATTCCGGCGGGCGGTATGGCAACGAGTATAGCAGCAATCGTGGCGGCGGTTCCTCCGGCGGAAGCTCCAAGGGCAGCTACAAAGGCGTGGAATACACCCGCACGGACAACGGTGGCGGCATCTACGGGATGCCTACCAGCAATTCCGATGTGAAGAACTACAAGCAGGGCGGAGTGACCTATCAGGTAGGCCCTGACATGAGCCGCCGTGAGGATCTGGCGGGCAGGGCGCAGGTGTCCAACGGCTACACCGTGTTCTATGACGATAACGGCTATGCCTACAAGGCGTCCAAAGGCGTGGCAGACTACACCCCCCATCAGGACATCAACGCCGGGAATGGCAGCTACAACAAGAGCGGCGCGTGGACGGATAATGAGATGATGTCCGCACTGGACCGCTCCAAGATTCAGGACATCCGCAACCGGCTTCAGCGGGGCGAGATCACCGGCGATCAGGCAATCCAGGCGGCAAACGCCATCCGTGCCGGATACGGCTACACCATCGACAAGAGCGGCTATGTGACGGACAGCGGGGCACTGTCTGCCGTGAATGACCGCCGGAAGCAGCTGGGCCTTTCCACCGGCCCGGAAAGCGCAGAACTGGACTATTACCGCTATCTTATGGGAACGGATACCTCCCCCACCGCACAGGTCAACGGCAAGGTGCAGTCCTTCGGCGATTTCATGGCGGCGAATGGCGGCGCACAGGCCGGTACACCCGGCTACGGGACCCCGGCATACAGCCAGCAGCAGCGGGTCACGGATATTAACGCAGGCAGCACCCCGGCGAGCAATTTCACGGCGCAGGCCGGAACGAGCTTTGACATTGGGGACGGCAACGACTATCTGAAAGAGCTGTACGCCAAGAAGGTGGCGGCGGAGCTGGCGGCGCTGAAATCCGCCTATGAGCAGAACACCGCCACACTGGACGCCAGCCGTGCGCAGATCGCGCCGGTGTATGACATTGCCCGGAACAGTGCGGCCAACCAGAACGCTTTGAGCCGTGGCGCGTTTCAGGAGATGGCAGTGGCAAACGGCCTGAACACCGGCACCACCGGGCAGGCGGCGCTGGCACAGGACGTTGTGCTCCAGCAGAACCTCTCCCAGATCGACCGGGAGCAGGCGGAAAAGACGGCGGCGATCGACCTCCAGCGGAGCCAGCTTGACACAGAATACCGGAACGCCATTGCCAAGGCAGAGGCCACAGGAGACGCGGAACTGGCAAACGCTCTGTACGAGGAATACGTCCGGCAACAGAATCTCTACGCCAAGTACGGCGGGCAGACCGGCGGCTCCGGTTCCGGCGGCTCCGGCGGCAGTACCGTAGTAAAACCGACGCTGACCGCCAGTCAGGTGCAGTCCGCGCTGAAAAACGGCATCGTGACGGATGACGTGATCTCCGCCTTTGATTATTACTACGGGCAGGGGGCCTACGATTCTCTGTACGGCACCGGCAAGCTGACGTCCGGCGGTTCCTCCGGCGGCGGCGGCACCGGCAAAAAGAAGGGAAGCTATTCCAACGGCTCCCTGACCAACGAGCAGGTGAAGCAGCTCCAGAAATACTACGGCGTGTCTCAGGATGGCAAGTGGGGGGCCAACTCCAAGAAGGCCGCAGGCGGCCTGACGGCTAACCAGGCGTGGGCGAAGTATCAGGGCGGCAGCAGCAGCGGCAGCAGCAACTACGGAAACATCCGCAGAACGATCACGGGCTATATGTCTCAGGGCAACTACGCAAAGGCGCAGAGCTACCTGAAATCCAACTGGAACAGTCTGACAGAGGCACAGCAGCAAGAGCTTTCCGATCTATTCGGGTAAGGAGGCTATACGATGGCGGTAAAGATGCCGAATCTGGTCGCCTACGGCGAGCGGGTCAACAAAACACAGAATAACAGCGGCGGCGTTCAGATGCCGAACCTTGTAGCCTATGGCAAGCGGGTGGAGACGCAGAAGTCCAAGGAGACGAAGGCCGTTACGCCTTCTGCCTACCCCCGGCCTATGGAGAACGCCAGCACCGGGAACAGTCGGCCCAACAGCCGCCTGCTGGCAGACGTGCGGACCGGCGGCACCACGCCCCCCTCTCTGGACAACGGGCGTGTGGGGAAGGTAATTTCCGGTGCGGTGAAGTCCGTCGGCTCCGCCTATACAAATCTGGGCGGTGTGCTGGCAGAGGGGGCCGGAAAACTGAATACCCGCATTGCCAACCAGAACGCCGAGGATTCCCTGCAAAGCGACCATGACGCGGTGAAGCGGTATGAGAAGATGCTCCGGGACGTGAAGTGGGCCAACGGCAAGGCCATGACGGCGGCGGACGTGAAGCAGGTGCAGGGCTACCTTGCCAGCGCCAAACGCCGCATCGCGGCCCACGAGGGCTACACCAAGGCGGTGGAGCGGTCCGACAAGGCGGTGGCGGACAAGGCGTATCAGAAGGCGGACCGTCTGTCCCAAAGCTCCGATGCGGACGTGGCACAGGCCAAGAAAGGGCTGGGGCCGGTGGGTCAGTTCGCCGTGGATCTGGGCGTTCAGGGCGTACAGATGGCGGGGGATGTTGCGGCCAGCGCCGTGATCCCCGGATCCGGTCTCGCCCTGATGACGGCCCGTTCCGCCGGAAGCAGCGCCCAACGGGCCAGACAGGCCGGGGCCACCTACAACCAGCAGCTTGCCTACGGACTGGGAAGCGGCGCTCTGAGCCTTGGGACAGAGAAAATTTCCAACGTTTCTAAGCTGTTTCAAAAGACGTTTGGCCGCGGTCTCGCGGAGAAGGCCGCCAGCAAACTGATTGCAAAATTTGGCGAAAACACAGCCGTTCAGGTCATGAGCGACCTTGCCAAGCGTCCCGCCGGGAGGCTGGCCCTCTCCATGATCTCCGAGGGCGGAGAAGAATTTCTGGAAGATTATGCCCAGCCCTTTTTGCAGCGGGCCACCTATGACCCCTCTGCCCGGTTCGATCTCAGCGAGGCGCTGTATGACGCGGCGGTGGGTGCGGCCATGGGCGGCATCGGTGCGGGCGTTGATGTTATCCGACAGCGTGGAAGCAGTCAGGCGGACGCACAGCCCACGCAGAAGGCAAGCCCGGAGGTGCGGGAGGTTATTGATACCCCCACCCCCGCAAACGCCGCAGAGGGCGCGCAAAACGCCGTCCCCGGGATGGAGACGGCGCCGAAGTATGATGCTTTGCAAGCGGATGCAATCCGCCATGAGGGGAAAACCTTCCGAAATCTGGTAGCCGGATTTGACACCAGTGTTTCCGAATTTTTCAACAAGTGGAGAAATGGGCGGAAAAACACGGGAACCGAGAAGCTGGAAAAGCTGTATCTGGGGAAAATGTCTGAAGATGCAAAACGGCAGGCATCCAATATTCTGGGCTATGAGATCGACAGCCGGGACATGATCGTTACCAGTGATGATGTGAAGCATATTCTGGATTCTCACGGCAACGCAGAGACTGAACTCCAGAGAGGCAACCAACCGCTGGAACAGTGGGCGATTGACGCCATTCCGGACGTTGTAACCCAGCCGGACAGCATCGTTCCCGGCAGCACGAACACCAGCGGAAAGCACCCCGGGAAACAGGGCGTTATTTTCAGCAAAACCATGCCGAATGGGACTGTGGTAACGGTTCAGTTCGACAACAAAGGCCGAAAAACCATGGAACTGACCACCATGTATGTGAAAAAAAGCGGCCCCACAACTCAGGCGTTCAACGTGGAGAATACCTCCCCGCAACTTACGGCCAAGCCGGTTCCTGAATCTGTGAGTTCCGCTTCTTCGGACATGACGCCAACAGAGGCCAGATTGGTAGGTCCGGAACCTACGGCTTCCTCTGCGGCGTCAAGCCCTGTTGAGGGTACGCGTCCCCTCAATGCTAATGATAGCATAGCACAGGAGGCGGAAATTGTCAAGAACGGTGGAAGCCGGGACATTCTCTCCGAGGTTCTTTTTGGGAAGAAACGGGCGGATATGGATGCCATGACGCCGGAGCAGCAAAACGCCATATATCAGGCCAATGAAGCCGGAACCGTTGGCATGGACGCCACCGGCAAGGTGTTTCAGATTGACCCGGAGCAGCACATCGACCGGCGGCGGATGGAAACGGTGGCCGGCAGAGACGTGAACGCCTTCCAGTTTGACCACCCGGAGCTGCACCGCTATTATCAGGAAGCGGCCAACGCCCTGATCGCGGATGCAGACCTCTCCCTCCAGCAGCCCATGAGCCGCCGTTATGAGCGGACCATGGAGGGTAACGCCGTCCAGCAGGCGGCGCAGACCTCGCCCCACCTGCGACAAGCCATGGACGAAACCGGCCTCTCCCGTGACAGCATTATTGACGCGGCGGAACGCATTGTAACGGACCACGGGCAGGAGAACGTGGCGGCGGCCAAGCGGGTGGAGCTGATTCTGGACGATATGCTCTCCCACGGCTACATCACCATGACCGGCGAACAGGTTGGACCCAACAGCGGGTATCTCACCGCCAAGCAGAGCATTTTGGGCGCGGGGGAGACGCAGGCCAGAGGGCACGGGCTGGATGGGGTTGACGGCTATGACGGCCTCGGCAACGCAGACGCCGGGACGGTGAATACGCCCTTTGACGCCATGCAGGCAAAGAGTGATGAGTTTTACCCGGTCAACCCCAACAGCGCCCAGCGCATCCAGGCAGAACAGCGGCGGGCACCCTCTGAGGTCCCCGTTGTGAACCCTGATACCGGGCGGAATGTGGAGAAAACGGTAGCTACCATTCTCAATAGCCCCCTGACCTCTCCGGAAATGGCAACCGTGTATGAAAACGCCATTTCCGGCGGCGCGTTCGACTATGACGTGGTGACGGACCGGAGCGCCGTGCAGCAGGCGCAGGCCAAGATCGCACGGGACGGTTGGCGCGAGGTGGCGAACAGCTTTATTGCCAAGGCGGAGCTGGGACAGCGGATCACCAAGGCGGACACCGCCGAGGCCATCAGCGCCTACAACCTTGCCATTTCCGAAGGAGACCACAAGGCCGCTTTTGAGCTGGCAACGGCCATTGCGGACGCGGCCCACGACAGCGCACAGATGGTGCAGGCCATGAACCTGATGAACCGGTTGACGCCGGAGGGCCGTCTGCTGACGCTGCGGCGGCTGGTAGACCGGATGAATGACCGGGCGGCGCGGCAGAACCGGACGCCTCGGCAGAACACCGCCGACAGCGGAGACGTGGAAGGCGCACGGGTGGACTACATCGACAAGGTGACGGGCTTCACCCTCTCTGACGACCTGGCCACCAACTACCTGATGGCAGAGACGGACGCGGAGCGGGCGGCGGCGTGGGACGCCATCACCACCTCCATTGCGAACCAGATCCCCAGCACGTTCCGGGAGAAGGCCAATTTCTGGCGGTACACCTCCATGCTGACCAACCCAACCACCCACATCCGCAACATCATGGGCAACGCCATTCAGATGGGCGCACGGAAAATCAAGAACGGCATCGGAACCGCGCTTGAGCGGGCGGTCATTAAGGATCAGAGCCAGCGGACAAAGGCCCTGAATGTTGACAAGGACCTGAAAGCCTTTGCCAAGGTCCAGTATGAGACGGACCAGAGCGCGGCTATGGGCAGCGGAAAGTATTCCGACGCCACGGCGGCAGGCATTGAGCGGGAAATCCAGAGCAAGCGGAAAATGTTCAAGGGGGAGGACGTTCTCTCCCGTGCCGTGCAGGGCATCGGAGACCTGAACAGCCGCGCCCTTGACTATGAGGACGTGATTTTCAACCGTGCGGCTTATGTAGACAGCTTCGCTCAAGCCCTGCAAGCCAAAGGCGTGACGGCGGCAGAGGCCCACGCGGGCACCAGAACCGCAGACGTGGAGGCGGCACGGGCCTACGCCATTGAGGAAGCGCAGAAGGCTACCTACCGTAACACCACGGCGCTTTCTGAGGCGCTGTCTAAGCGAGGCCGGTATGATGCGAGTGACAATATTGTTGAGCGCGGTCTAAGTCTTGTCACCGATGCGCTTCTCCCCTTCCGCAAGACCCCGGCCAATATCCTGACCACGGGTCTTGATTATAGCCCCATCGGACTGGGCAAGGGCATCAAAGAAGCCATGTTTGATGTGAAATCCGGGAAATGCACGGCGGCGGACGCCGTGGATTCCCTCGCATCCGGTCTCACGGGAACCGGCATTTTTGCTCTGGGCGCTTATCTGGCGGCGGAGGGGCTGCTCCACGTCCGGGCCGGTGATGATGACAAGGAGGAATCCTTTGAGAGGTCCATGGGCGGGCAGGATTATGCTATTCAGATCGGGGACAAGTCCTATACATTGGACTGGGCGCTTCCTGCGGCAATGCCCCTGTTTGCTGGCGCTGCCACCGAAAAATCCTATGAAAAGGGCGGCGGGGCATTTGTTTCTTTCGTAGACGCTATAAAGAATATCGGCAGCGTTATTTGGGAAACCTCCATGCTGTCCGCTCTGAATGATCTGATCTCCTATTGGAGTTATGCGGATGATCCGGGGGCATATCTTATCAGCAAGGCGGCCAGCAGCTACGCCGGGCAGTATATCCCCACGGTGGGGAGCAAAGTTGCCTCCGTATTCGACGATACGGTGCGCAAAAGCTATGTGGAAGAGGGTTCCGGGCAGGCAGCCTCTGACGTGAACTATTTCTTGCAGGGGGCGGGGAAGAAGGTGCCGGGGGTGCGGAACCAGTTGCAGCCGTCTATCGACCTGTGGGGCAACGAGGTCTCCAACGGCTCCACGCCGGAGCGGGTGTTTCAGTCTTTCATCTCGCCCGGATACCTAAAGACACAGGACAACAGCCCCGCCACCCAAGAGGTTCGGCGGCTGGCAAAGTCCACCGGGGAAAGCGGCGTTTACCCTGCGGCGGCGGAGAAGTCCTTCACCAACGGCGGAAAGACCTACAACCTGACGGCAGAGGAGTACACCCAGTACGCCAAAACCATGGGCAGCACCCGGAAAACGCTGGTGGAGGATGCGCTGAAACTTCCAGCCTACAAGTCCATGAGCGACAGCGAAAAGTCGGCCTACATCCAGAACGTCTACAAGTACGCCAGAGAGACGGCCCGTCAGCAGGTGGACCCCAAGTATGAGCCAAGCGACAAGTGGATTGAGAACGCCAAAACGTCCAAGCGGGACATCGGCGTATCCACCGGGGAATTTCTGGCTCTGTACCAGAAGTACGGCAGCGAGAAAATGAGCGGGAAAGCCTACGAGAAGGTGAAGCAGGCGCATGATGCCGGACTTTCCCCCAAGGAGTATTTCTCCATGAAGGACAGGGCCGATACAAACGGCAATGGAACAATCAGCAAGGCGGAGGCCAGCGCGGCCCTTGCCGGTCAGGAGCACCGGGCGGACCTGTGGGACATTATCTGCACCACCAATGCCAAGAACCCCTATAAGTAAGAAAACACCCTCGCCGTCTGGAGAGGGTGTCTCTTTCTGCTTTTTTACATCATGGACAGGAGCGTTTTCACATGGGCGGCGCGGTCCAGCATCCGTTCATGCTCCCAGTCCCAGACGGCCTGCATGGCCTCCGTGGGATGGTGACCGGCGTCCTTCGCCTTTTCGATGTGGCGAACGGCCATCTCATGGAGCCGATTGGCATGGCCCAGCTCCTGACGGCTGAGATCGGCGTAGGTGCTGGCGTCCTCCGGGTCCTCCCCGGCGTGCTTGACGGCCTCCCGGGCGTACTTCTCGGCATCGTCCAGTTCCTCCCGGATCCCTTCGGCCAAGTGTTTGATCTCGTGCATAAAAGCCTCCTAACTCTGCTTGATCAGGGTGTAGAGCTTGTCCACATCCGTTTCATTCAGCGTGACGTTCCCGATCAGGGGGATATTGGTGGTGACGGGGCCTTTGGCGGCTTCGGTTTTCAGGCAGGTGTAGATCTTGTCAAGGTCTACGTTCCCCGCCTCGTCAAAGACGCCGAGGGCCTTCACGGCGGGATGCTCCCGGAGGGTGGAAAGGCTGGTGTCCAGATTGCCCAGTGCCATAGCGGCCCCGGCGCCGACGGCCCATTTCTGCCAGCCGGTGAGCTTGCCGGTAAATTCCTCATCCACATAGCGGGCAGCGCCCTGCTTGATCTGTTCCAATGTTACCATAGATTCCTCCAATGACGGGAGAGAGGGGCGCTATGCCCCTCTCTTCTTCCCTCTGCGCCTCTTAGCGACCGCAGTTGCAGTCGCAGGTGGAGACGGGGAGGGGGTTATAGGTGGACTGGGGCGTGGTGCCGGTGCCGGTGGTGATGTCCGCGACCATTTTGGGATAAAAGGTGGCGTTCGTGTAAGTGACAATGGTATTGTCAGCGCACTTCCGTTCGTCCCGCTCCCGGGAAATGGCCCCGCACAGCTCGTTCTTGCAGCAGTCCATACGCTCCTGCAACAGCTGGAAGCTGTCCTTGGTGGCCTGATTACTGATCGCCTGAGAAGCCAGCACACCCTGCACTTCGCCCAGCTTGCCGTCGATGTACTTGTACATCTCCAGCATCTTCTGGTCCTGGTAGGTGTTGGCATCCCGCAGGGCAATGTCGCTGCGGAGTTTGGCGTTCTCCTGCACCATGGACAGCTCGTAGCGGTTAATTGTGTGGTTCTCGCTGCATCCGGCCTCCGCCGCCATACCAGCGGCAAAGGGGATTACGCGATTGCCCAGCAGCATCCCGCCGAGACCGCCCAGAGAGTTCAGGACGCCCAGAGACAGACCGGCAATGCCGGTGCCGAGAGCAGTGCCTGCGACACCCTTGCTTGCAAATTCAGCCATAGAGAGATTCCTCCTTCTCTAAAAATACACCCCCTGTTTCCGCGCGCAAAACAAGCGGTGCTCTATGGTTACCGTACCACAGGACACCGCTTGTCATGGCTTATGGATGTTTTTTGTTTGGGCGGGATATGCCCGCTTTATCCCGGATGGAGCGCAGGCAGGCGTTCACGGAGGAACGGGATAGGTACAGCTCTGCCGCCGCATCCTCAATCGCCCAGCCACGGCGGCAAACTAAGTTAAACACGCGCCGCTCCCGGTCGGTGAGATAACGGCACTGCTCCATTTTTTGGAGCTGCTGGACGGTGTATCGGTATTTCATATTGGGCCTCCTTTATGAAGTGCCCCTCCCCTTTTGATCTACCGATGCAGGTAGTCAGGACCCCTGCGCGTCTATCATGGCTAACAGCTTTTCCAGATCGTAAAAATTCCGTGGGTTTAGCCCGGTTTCCCGCTGAATGAGCCGAAAGCGGTAGCGGATGGAGTTGTAGTGCAGGTAAACCGCATTGCCGGTCTTTTTCATGCTCATGTTGTTCTCCGCATAGATTTTCAGCAGTTTTTTGTCCCGATCCTCCATAGCTTACCTCCTTTTGTCGCGTGGAGCGGCTGGCAACTTTTCGATAGCAATTTTAGTTTCACACAACTTACGATACATTGAGTGTTCAAAGCCTTTGAATGGCTTAAACTGCTGAAATTCGTTCTCTAATTCGGTCAGCAGATTGACCACTTTATGTTTCTCGATGTACTCAGCCATCTTACTTTCCACCCAACAAGTACAGTTTCAGCCACAGTGGAATGTCGGCGGTTAAAATGCTTTTGAAATAAAACACGATAAACGCAATGCCAGCGGCTATGACCATCGCCCAAAAGGCTATAATCAGCCAGTCTTTCAGCTTCATTCAGCACCTCCGTCCTTTCTCTCCGCGGCTGCAAAATTCGGCTGGTGCGACCTCCATGCCGCTCATTCGACAGGTGGGAATTCCTTTCCCATTGACGTTGACCGCGACGAGGTGCTTGCAGTCCTTGCAGCGCACCACGACCTCTGCGTCTACGGTGGGGGCATCCTCCACCTTCTTTTTTAGCAAAGCATAAGCTATTTCCAGAGATTTCCCGCTTCCCAGAACAAGCGCTTTATCGGAATTTTCGTCTGCTTTCAGGATTGCGTCAGCATCAACCAGCCTCATGGTCAGCACCTCCGTCCATTTTTGCCCCGCAGTTGGGGCAGTAGTTAGATTTTACGGCGGTTCCCCGTCCACATAGACCGCATCTGTAAGTAGTACGCGCAACCGCTACCGCACCAGACGGTGTCCACCTCCAAAAAGCTGATGGCTCTTTTTCCCATAGTCCATGCACCACCGGGGCAACGTTAGCGGCGGGCAGGGCCTCAATATACTGCGACGGCTCAAGCCCTTTTGCCCACGCGTGCTTTGCGGCCTTAATCGCCGCACTGCGCTCAATGTATTCAGCCATTGTCAAAAATCCCCTCCCATACTTCTTCATAACCAGTCTTTTCGTAATCGATTTTCAGACGCTTTTCGCGGATCATGGCGTTCAGCGACCTGACACACGGGCGTCCATATGAATTATCCTCACAATAGTCACACATACTGCCGAATCCACAGCACCCAAAAGAGCTACCACCATCTGCACTGTGCCGGTTGCTCCATCTCTGGAAACCATTTTCCCACTTCCGTTTAGCTTTACCTGTGTTGTTACTTGATTG